AAAGTAAAGGCCCGATGGATATGCTACAATACTATGATAAAGCTTATAAAGAAGCTTTAGAAACGTACGCGAGAGAACAACTGGGTCGTAGACGCAGAAACGAATTTCAAGATGGGGTTATTCGTCTTCCAATTAAATCTGAATCACCATCAACTTATTAAGGAGATAAAAATATGGCAAACGTAATACCCTATGCATTCCGTGGAGAGTTATTCACAGGAACACATAATTTTGCTTCCGGTGGGGACAGCTTTAAATTAGCTTTGTACACTTCAAATCCTTACAACACATCTAGTACTGTTTATGTTTCTACAAATGAAGTTAGTTCTTCAGGAACTAATTATACAGCAACTGGTAATACTCTTAGCGGTAATGCAGTTGCATATGGAACAGCAGTAGCTACTTGTGATTTTGATGATACGACGTGGACATCGGCTACAATTACAGCAACTCATGGAGCAATTTATAATGATTCCCAAAGTGATAAAGTATGTGTGGTGTTAGATTTTGGTGGAAGTAAAACTTGTACAAATGGTACATTTAAAATTACTTTCCCGGATCCAAGCACACCGGCAGATGCAATTATCAGTATGGCTTAATAGGAGAAAAGTAAAATGGCATTAGTAATAAATGATAGAGTAAAAGAATCGAGTACTACAACTGGTACAGGTGCTATGGCACTTGGAGGTGCAGTAAGTGGTTTTGAAACTTTTGCAGCAGGAATTGGAAATAGTAATACAACTTACTATGCAATTCATAATCAAGGAACTTCTGAATGGGAAGTAGGACTTGGAACGTTAGATGGTACAAGTGCTAACTTAACGAGAACTACACCTATCTCTAGTTCTAATTCTGATGCAGCAGTAAGTTTTACGGCCGGCACTAAAGATGTATTTTGTACGATGCCTGCAAGTAAAACAGTTTATTTAGATTCAAGTGGGAATCCAGTAGGAGCAGCAAGCGCAGGATTTGCATTAGCAATGGCGGTCGCATTATAGGAAATAAATATGGCACAAGATTTTAGAAATACACTAACTAGAACAATTGGAACAAGTGATACTACTATCTTAACTGCAGGAAATTACGATGCAGTGATAGGTATTAGATGCTGTAATATTTTAACAACAACTATTTTAGTTGATATTAAAATTGCAAAAGGCGGAAACGATTACTTTTTAGCAAAAGGAGTTAATATTCCACCTAATTCAGCTATCGAATTGATCCAAGGCGGAGCGAAGATTGTTTTGGCAAGTGGAGATGTATTAGAAGCAGTTAGTGATACCGCAAGTTCACTAGACGTTGTTTTATCTTACATCGATACAATTAGTTCGTAGGAGGAATTATGACTGCAGTAATAAATGGAATCCAATATATTGGAGGGCAATATAGCCCTAATGATTTTATATGGAATCAAGCGGCAACAATTGATGGAACACAAACTGTTGAAAATGGAGTTTTAGCAGGTCCTATTACTATTCCAGGAACAGTAACCGTTACAGGAACGTTGGTAATTGTTTAATGAGTAAAGTAGAAGTAAATCAAATTGATAAACAAACAGGCTCAACGTTAACAGTTGGTGGTTCAGGGACTACTGTAACTTTAGCGTGTGGCGCAACTCAATCAGGTTTTGGTCGTACCGGAACAGTAGATTGGTGTACAACTGCTAAAACAAGTCCATTCACAGCAGCGACAGGAAAAGGATATATGGTCAATACTTGTGGTGGAGCAATCACAGTTACTTTACCAGCAAGTCCATCCGCAGGAGATATAGTATCAATGGCAGATTATAAATCTACTTTTTGTACTAACGCAGTTACTATAGGAAGAAATTCTTCAAAAATTAATGGTACTTGTCAAGATGGAACATTAAGTACTAAAAATCAATCCATTACATTAGTATATGTTGATGGAACTAGAGGATGGAAAACAGTTCAAGATTCAACAACTGATATACTTATTTCTTATATTAGTGCATCCGGAGGAAATAGTTGTGGAACATCAGGAAATTACAAATGGCATAAATTTACAGCAGACGGAACTTTTACAGTTTCATCCGTAGGTTCAGGAGCTCCTGAATCAGATAAGGCTAGTTATGTAGTAGTTGCTGGTGGAGGCGGCGGTGCAGGAGCTGGTGGAGGAGCAGGAGGCTTTAGAGAAGGAAAAAATTCTAATGATCCTTATACAGCAAGTCCTTTAGATTCTGCTACATCTTTAACACTCTCAGCAAGTCCAGGAAGTTATCCAATTACAGTTGGAGCAGGTGGGGCTGGAGGAAATGCTTGGAATCCAGGAGCTAGAGTAACAGATGGTAACAATTCAGTTTTTAGTACAATAACATCTACTGCAGGTGGAGAGGGAGGATGGAATGGACCTTCTACTCCAGCTGGAGGTGATGGTGGTTCCGGTGGAGGTGCAGGCAATGGACCTGGAGCCGGTGGTTCTGTAGGAAGTGGGAACACTCCCCCAACAACTCCTCCTCAAGGAAATGATGGAGGGGGATCTTCTCCAGGCCCAGGAGCGAATGTTGGTTTCGGAGGAGGTGGAGGAGCCGGAGGTGCAGCGACAGCTGGAACTCAATCCCCACCACCAGGCACAGCTAATGCCGGAAATGGTGGAGCCGGAGTTAATTCAAGTATTACAGCAAGTCCAGTAGGTTATTCAGGTGGTGGAGGTGGAGGTGCCCAAACTTCTAATCCTCCCGGACCATCACCAACAGGAGGAGGTACATCATCTCACGGTGGAGGAAATGGAGTATCAGGTGATCTGAATGGAATTTCAGGAACAGTAAATACTGGAGGTGGAGGTGGTGGAAATGGAGGACCTGATAGTTATACATCAGGAACTGGTGGTTCTGGAGTAGTAATTATAAGATACAGATATCAATAGAAATTAAATTATGGCATCAACAATTAAATCAAATACAGTAACAAACTCAACCGGGAGTACTTTAACTTTAGGTGAAAGTGGAACTACAGTCACACTAGCGTGTGGAGCAACACAATCGGGGTTTGGAAGAACAGGTACAGTCGATTGGTGTACAACCGTTAAGACATCTCCATTAACTGCAGTAAGTGGAAAAGGTTATATGATCAATACCTGTGGTGGAGCAATCACAGTTACATTACCATCTTCTCCTACTGCTGGAGATATAGTTTCTCTTAAAGATTACAAAGATACTTGGGGAACAGCTTGTAAAGCAGTTACATTAGGTAGAAATTCATCAAAGATTGGTGGTAATTGTATTGATGCAACATTAGATACAGCAGGTCAATCTATTACAATGGTTTATGTTGATGGAACTCAAGGATGGTTAAATATTCAAACAGATACCACAGTTAAAGGAAATAATTATATAACAGCATCAGGGGGTACAGAAAGCACTTGTGGTGATTACAAAATTCATAAATTTACATCAGATGGAACATTTACAGTTTCTGGACTTTCGGCTGCAACCCCAGCCAATAATACTGTAGCTTATATGGTAATTGCTGGCGGTGGAGGAGGTGGTGGTCAATGCCAATCCACAACATCTTCTGGAGGCGCCGGTGCAGGAGGATTTAGAGAAGGAACAACAGCACCTGTGGTTCCTTACACAGCTTCGCCTTTAGTAGCTGCAGCAGGAATTACAGTTACAGCGTCAGCTTATCCCATTGCAGTTGGAGGAGGAGGTGCAGGTGGAGCAGCAGGTTTAAATCACGGTGTTAGTGGTTCTAATTCAGTTTTTTCAACAATCACTTCAGCAGGAGGTGGATATGGATCAGGAGTTGCTTTGACTCCCTGTCAAGGAAGCCCAGGAGGTTCTGGTGGTGGAGCAAAACAAGATAATAATGGTGGACCAGCAAATGGTGTAGGTATAGGAAATACCCCACCAGTTAGTCCGTCTCAAGGTACAAACGGTGGTACATCAGATAGGACTGGACCAACTTATTTAGCTGGTGGTGGAGGTGGAGCAACTGTCGCAGGTGGAAATCCATCAAGTCCAGGATCAACAACAGGTGCTGGTGGTACTGGAGCTACATCTTCTATTGATGGAACACCTACTGAAAGAGCAGGTGGGGGTGGTGCAGGAAAATCTAATTATCCAAGCACACCAAGAACACAAGGTCCAGCAAGTGGTGGAGGCGGTGCTGGAGGTACTACAGGAAGTGGAACATCTGGAACTGCTAATACTGGCGGTGGCGGTGGAGGAGCGGCTGGTGGTCCTAATCCCACTCCAGGAGTAGGTGGTACAGGAGGTTCAGGAATAGTAATTTTAAGGTACAGATATCAATAATGAGTAGAATTTTTTAAAAAATGAGAATATAGTGAAAACAAAAGATTATGAGCAAAATTAAAGTAAACACAATCGCACCAAGATCAGGAACAACAGTCACTCTAGGAGAAGCTGGAGATACTATTGCTCTAGGTGCGTGTGCTTCACAAACAGGATTTGGAAGAACCGGAACAGTAGATTGGTGCACTACAGTAAAGACAAGTCCTTTAACTGCAGTTTCAGGAAAAGGTTATATGGTTAATACTTGTGGGGGTGCTGTAACAGTTACCTTACCAAGTAGTCCAACAGCAGGAGATATTGTATCCTTAAAAGATTACAAAGACACTTGGGGAACAGCTTGTAAAGCAGTTACTTTAGGCAGAGGTGGATCAAAGATTGCCGGTAATTGTGTTGATGCTACTTTAGATACAGCAGGTCAATCCATTACAATGGTTTATATAGATGGAACACAAGGATGGTTAAATATTCAAACAGATACCACAGTTAAAGGAAGCGAATATATATGTGCATCAGGTGGAAACGCAACAGTAACCTGTGGAGATTATAAAACTCATATTTTTACAGCAACTGGTACTTTTACAGTAAATTGTACTGCCCTCTCAGCACCTAATAATGTAGTAGATTATTTAGTAGTAGCTGGCGGAGGAGGTGGAGGCACAGGAGATGGTGGTGCTGGAGGTGCAGGTGGTTTTAGATATTTTTCTCAATTAAGTCCAGCAGGTAGTCCATTAGTAGCTCCAGCAGGAATTACAGTTACAGCAACAGCTTATCCAATCACAGTAGGTGCAGGAGGAGCAGGTGGTCCAACCCCATCAAGTTGTGGAGTGGTGGGTTCAAATACAGTTTTTACAACAATCACATCAGCAGGTGGTGGTTTTGGTGGAGGAAATCCATCGGATGATGGTGGTAATGGAGGGTCAGGTGGAGGATCAGCAACAGGTGGAACAGGTGGATGTGGAAATACACCACCAACAAGTCCACCCCAAGGTCAAAATGGAGGAAGTTATCCTGGTTCACACGGAATAGCACAAGGTGGTGGTGGAGCTGGAGGTGTAGGAGGAAATGGTACAGGTCCGAACACAGGTGGTGCAGGAGGAGTAGGAAGTTATATTCCTGATGGGTATATAGGACCAACGGCACCTAGTTATGGAACAGCAGGTCCAGTTTCAAGTACAAGATATTTT